TTCTACTGGCGAGACAGCTATTGATGAGATTTTATATGAAAGTCTTAAAGCAGGCGTATATGATCCGAAGTATGTATATGATGACGGTGCATATCTTATATGGGAACCTCCTGCAGATGATAAGTTATATATAGTAGGGGTAGATATAGGCGAGGGACTAGGGTTGAATGCAAGTGTCGCACAGATATTAGATGTAACTGATTTATCTAATATAAAGCAAGTAGGTCAATATTACACCAAAACTCTAAACCCATACAACTTTACTCAAAAATTATACGAAGTATTAAACCACTGGGGTAGACCGACAGTTGCTATAGAAAGAAACAGTTGCGGTGGTCAAGTTGTTGACAATTTGAGAAATAATTTTAGTTATGAAAATATAGTTTCTTGGGGTGCTAAACCTATTGATAATAAGCCGTTTGATCGAATGGGTATTCTATCTCACGCAAACACAAAATACAGAGGAGTTATGAATATGAGGTATTGGATGAATGAATTGAGAGTAATTCAGCTAGCCGATTCAAAAACTTTACAGGAATTATCCGAATTTATAAGAAAGCCTAATAACACGTGGTCCGGTAGAACACCTGCAACACTAGATGATCGCGTTATGTCTCTTGTTTGGGCGTTAATAGTATTAGAGAATGAGCTCTGTGTAAAATATTTTGATGTAGTAAAGTTTAATGATTCTATGAGACCTGAGATTTTAAAAAGCTTAGACTACGGTTATAAGGGTAAGGTGCTTAGCCCGGTTGGATTTTATAACAATGAAATTGATAAAGGGTTTAATGACCCGCTGCCAACTCTTTTAGAAGATAATAACATTACATCCGATGGAGGATATTTTGAAAACGAAGATCTATCTGACCTACACGAACTTGGATGGAGATTTATAGAAAAACAATAATATGAACCTGAATATAGCCAATAACACAAATTATCAAAGTTATCTTAACAAACAACGTAAAGATAAATTTGTAATGGTTTTTGATTTACCCGCTGCTTTAAAAAATAATAAAAACAACATTACTAGATCGAATAAACGCATAATACCCGACTCTTTACAGTTTTCTGTATACGGCTTAATTATACCAGAATTTACAGTACCAGAAGTAGAAGTACCCTATGGCGGTCAAACACTTAAAGTTTCTAGTATGGCCCGACCATCTTACCCTAAAAATACTATAAATTTTACTATTGACAATATGTTTAACAACTATTGGGTAATATATAAGTGGATTCAGATGTTCAACAATGAAAGATTAGGTTTGTATAAATCTGATCTCACTAGAGACCCTGCAACGCTTAAAAGCTACGAGACAACTGTAACTATTTACGGTTTAGATGAATATAACAATAGAGTTATTCAATTTAATTTCCTACATGCTTTTCCGACAACCCTAGGAGGTATTAAATATTCTGATCGCGATGGTAGTGAGATGGAATCCACATTCGACTATGTTTATCACCAGTTTGAGGCAGTTTTATTATAAATATTTACAAAGATCAAAAAAAATGGATCTAATTTTAACTAAATAATTTTATGGCAAGAGTAATCCAATCACCAGGCGTAGAAATTAAAGAAGTTGACTTTACAGTGAGAGCAGCTACCGTTGAAGGCACAAACGTGTTTTTAGCGGGTTTTGCTGATCAAGGACCAGTAGACGAAGTTTTAACTCCTAGTTCAATTTCTGAATTTGAACAAATTTACGGTACACCTACAAACGCTGCAGAGCAATATTTTTATCACTCTGCGAAATCTATCCTTACTTCTCCTGCAAAATTATACGCAACAAGAATACCATACGGTGTTTCAAGGGGAGACGGTTTTTCAAGCTGGGCATATAGTGCACTAGTTTACCCTGTACGTGCTATTGTTACTAAGTGGATTGATGGGTTCAATCCTGGTAACAGCTATACGACTGCACATTCTGGTTACGTTAGCTTTGACGTAACAAATCCTGGTACTGGTTGTATTGCTACCTTTTTAAGCTCTTACCCACCTGTCAGTCCGCTTTCTGGTACATCTTCAAATATAACTGTTGAAAAAACTTTAACACCTGGTCAATTATCTGCCGCCGGTGTGTACTCTGTAGGTCTTTCAGCGGACAACGCTACGTTTCTATTCGGGTCTCCAACTCATCTAGAGCTAGATGCGGAAGAGTATCAAAACGTTGTTACAAACAACATTGGATGGACAAACTACTCAACAGTTACAAACAAAGCTACATCCTTTACATATGAGAATTTAGGTAATGCCGGTTTAGTTGTTATTAACAAATCTCAAACTGCTATCAATGGTAACTTTGAAGGGTATTATCTCGGTATTTTAGATAACAACAATAATAACCCAGCTACCGATTTTAACGGTGTACGTAATGTGTTGGGTATTCAAAGTCAGGAAAAGAGTAAAGGTTATGATAAATTCTTACCTCTACCAAAAGTCAGATTAAACTTTGCATTAAGCGCTACTAAGCTCGGTGACGGTAGTAGTATATCTGAAGTGATGGAGAATCTTAGCGAGTTTAATTTAGGTGACCCTTCTTTCGACGATACAATTTCCGTCGGTCTATTTAAACTAAGAAAGAGTATCTTCACACCTGATGCCAATACACTCGATTACACTGCAGTCGAAACATACGTTGGTTCCGTCGATTTTCATAGACAAGTTGCTGACCAGCAAGGCGGACCAGCAAAAACATTCTTCGTAGGTGAAAATGTTGAGACAAACTCAAATAACATCTCCATGGTGTTCAACCCTTACGTTAATAGTCGTATGAGCGGTACATGGTTAAATAATGAAGGTACGGTAACTAAGAAAGTTCGCTTTTTAAGCAACCAAGTAGCATCAAAAATATCTGCGCAAGGTTTTAATGATACAGATGAAACGTATGTTAAGCGTGTAGGTGCTGTTCAAGGAGCCGTTCAGAGAGCATTTAACGAGCTAGGTACAACAGACAACTTATATACAGTTAGTGTTTTTCAAAACAATGCACTAAAAGATAAAAATATTGGTAGCTTACCAGCAAAGCTTAATAGAGCTTTTGAGCTAGTAGAAAGTTCCGATCTGTACCCTCTTAACCTCGCTGTTGAAGGTGGTCTCGGTACTGTTTACGTTAATGCTGTTGAGCAATCAGGCTTTAAGACAACAAGCGAAGTACTCTCGACCGGACCATTCGTCGACTCCACTCCGCTTAATGCATTAAGCGGTCTCTATACAACTAACAACGAATTAACTGAAGAAGATGGTCTTAGAATTCGAGCCAACTATACAGGTATTGCTAACATTTTTGCTGAAGCAGCTGGTAAGCAGAGAAAAGACTTCATGGTCATACTCGACCCACTAAGAAATGTTTTTGTACAAGGTGCAAATACAAAAATTACAAATTCTAAAAAGATTTATTCACCTAATGCGGGATTCGATCCAAATCCTAAAGCACCTGGATATGTCGTTTCGAACTTTAGCCAACACATTTACTGGCCAATTAGACACCTTTACAGCACAATTAATACTTCTTATGCGGCTGTTTACGCTACATGGTCTCAGGTTTTAGACCCTACATCTAACAGACAGATTTGGGTCCCATTCTCAGGTTTTGCTGCAAGTACAATGGATAATACCGACTCTAACTTCCAACCTTGGTTTGCACCTGCTGGATTTACTCGCGGTATTGTAACAGGTGTTAACGATCTTGGTATATATCCTAAGCAAAAACAACGCGATCAATTGTATAAAGTTGGTATCAACCCTGTAGCGTTCTTCCCAGGTGAAGGTTTTTGTATCTTCGGTCAAAAGACTCTACTTAAAAAACCATCTGCATTTGATAGAATCAATGTTCGTAGAATGTTCCTAGCACTTGAGAACTCCGTTAGAGATACTATTAAATTCTTCGTATTCGAGCCAAACACTCTATTTACCAGAACTCAAATTGTTAATACTCTATCGCCTCTGTTTGAAACAGCTAAAAACTCGGAAGGTATCTACGATTACTTAATCGTTTGCGATGAACGTAATAATACACCTGATGTAATTGATAACAATGAACTTAAAGTTGATATTTACGTTAAACCAGTTAGAACTGCAGAGTTTATATTGGTATCGTTCATCGCAACAAAGACAAGTCAAAGCTTCACAGAACTAGCAGGCAGCTAATAAATATTTAACATTATGGCAGACATCAATCAACTCATAACAAACTTTTACGATACAGCGATTGCCAGAGATTTCGCAAGAGATTTCAACTTTCGTCTAACTCAAATTCAACCTGACCCGTCCTTAGGTCTTTCTTTCGATGAAAGAGAGCTAGTGTATGCTAAAACAGCCTCTATACCAGGTAGAAATATTACTAACGTTGAAGCAAAATACATGGGGCTAGCGTTTAACATTCCAGGCGTTGTTAACTATCCAGGTAGTGGTGAGTATAAATTGACATTCTATTGCGATAAAGCTAGTACCATTAGACAAAAGTTTGAGAGATGGAGCAGATTAATATTTGATGACGCAGATTCAACAGGTAACTATAGCGTTCCTACTCGTTCCGCTTACATTCAAATGGCACAGCTTGGGCCAGACTTTAGTGTAGTTCAAGAATTTAAACTAGTTGGCGTAAGTATACGTAGTGTTGGGCCTATGGAGTATAAAATGGCTGAA